GCCGCCGAGGTCAACTCGGGCACCATCCAGTAGGGATCAATCTGACTGATGCCGCGGTAGCTGCCCGGCCGGATGCCGTCGGGGTTGAAGGGCTTCACGTAGTAGTCGGGATCGTCGCTGTCGATGACGAACATCGCGACACGCACGCCGAACGTGCGGCCCTGGTCGATGAACTCGACGAGGTTGCGGTTCAGTCGATACCGCTTGTTCCCCTTCTCGATGCGCGCCGTCATTTCGGGCGTGAGCGCTTCGCCACCCGTGGCCGCGAACCTGTAGCCCTTGCGCACCGCATCGCGCGCCGGCACGAGGCACGCCTTCTTCACGAGCCAGTGCTGCGCCATGATCGCGCACATCTGATATCCGATGAAGCTCTGCGAGCCATACCACAGCGCTTGCAACTCGGGGATGCCGACCTGCCCCATCGTGTACGCCGCCTTGAGGCCGTCGGCGAAGTTGTTGCTGTCCATCGTGGCGACGGTCGTCGTGCGTGCGCTGTCCTGCCCGACGGTGTCGCCCACGAGGCGCAGCTTCGGCAGCGGGATCGCGGTGCGTGCTGCCTCGCGCTTGCCGCCATCGAGCCCGACCTGCGTCGAGAAGACGCTGCCCGAGCGTGGCCGTTCGCCATCCGACACGGCCTCGGGCGGTGTGGGTTCGGGCGTGACGTTGCGGTTCCACCAACGAGCGAGACGAGAAAACATGACGAACCTTTCAGCCGAAGAAGCCGCGCCGCACCTTCTCGGAAGGCGCACACACGATCATGACCGCGTCGGCGTAGTTGGGGGATTTTGACCCGTCGGGGGCCTTGTCGATCAGCAGTTTACCCGCCCCGTTCTCGCTGTAGGTCGGCTGACTCAGTTCGAGGCACAGCTTCGAGAGGGACGGGATGCGGCTGCTGATGCTGATCAACTCGTCGGGATCGTTGACCGGGTGCCCGAGCTTCACGCAGCGGTAGGTGCGAAGGAAGCGCATGCGCAGCGCCCACCATCCTTGCGCCTTCGCGTTCGCGAAATAGTCTTTGTTCGTGCGCTCGCCGTCGCCGTCGACGTTGGGAATCTTCGCGTCGGGGTTGACGGGCGAGGCTGACCCACGGAACGGGGAGACATCGAGCGACGTGCCGCGCGCCGTCTGGATGTTGCGCGCGTCACCCTTGACGCCAGCGCCCAGGCCGTCGGCATCGTAGCGGTAGCCTTCGAGCCCTTCGGCCGCGCAGATGTCGTGCGCCTTCTCGGTCGTCGCGTAGATGTCGCCGCCCGCCCCGCTCCATGCCTCGACGTAGTCGATCAACATGCCGTGACGTGCTGCGAAAGCGTTCAAGTCGGGCCCCTCGTCGGCCACATCGAGGCCGCCGCGTCGGGCCCCGGTGGGCTCGATGCCGAGCTTCACGTGCGCGTCGATGGCTGCCTGCACCCATTCGCTCGGGATCACGACGCCCGACACGCTGGCCGTGTAGTTGATGTCGTATTCCTGCGCGATCACGCGCGGGTCGAGGCGCAGCTTCAGCGCTTCATACCATGCCTCGCTCTTGCGAGGATCGTCGCGCCAATGGAAGACGAAGATGTCTTCGGGTGCCCAGCGGTGCGCCTTCTCGGCGAAAGGGTTGTTCATGCCCTTGACCGACGACATGTCGATGCGGCAGTTCGTCGTCGCGCTCAGTGCCTCTTCGGCCGCTTGTGGTCGCTCAAGGTGCGCCGACTCGTCGACGAAGTAGAGGGCCGTGCGGTCCCCCCGTCCGATGCTGTCGCCGGCCTCGCCCGTGATCACCGAGCCGGTGTCGGGGAACGTCAGGCGCATGAACGCGCCGTGTTTCTCCCGCACCCATCCGCCGCGGAATTCGACGGGCAGGTTCGCGATGAACACCCGGGCTTTGTAGAACAGCGACTTCGGGCTGTCGAGCCGATCCACGTACTCTTCTTTTCGGCTGCCAAAGCCGATCGCCATGCCTTCGTAAAACAGGCACAGCGTGCAAGACAACGCGATCGCCACCCACGACGCGCCCGTGTCGCGTGACTTCGGCACGAGGCCGTCGCGGCTGCCCTGCCAGTGCGCGACGATCCATTCGATCAACTCGCGTTGACGGTCGAACGGGATAAATGGGATCGTCGCCGGCAGCCCGCGCTCGATGTTGCGGGGATCGTAGGTCATGCCCCAATCCTCGACGAACTGCCAGGGGTTCAATTTGTAATACGCGCGCAACACCGCAAGCGCATGCGGCCCGGTCTGTGGGTCACGAATCTTGCGCAGCAACTCGAAGCGGCGCAGATAGATCGGCCCGTAGTCGGGCGCGCGGAAGTCGAACGTCATCGGCCGCCCACGAGTTTGCTGTAGAGGTCGCCGAGTTGCTTCGGATCGCTCGGCAGTTCCACCGGCAGCACGGCGACACCCAGGGGCTGCCCGTCCTTGCCCGTGAGTTCGCGCTTCTCGATGAGCATGCCGAGGTAGCTCGCGAGGTTCTTCACTGCCCCGTCTTGATCGCGCATCTTGATTTTGACGCCGTCCTTCGTCGTCTCAACTGCGGCGATCAATTTGCGCTCGGGCCCGGTGAGCGCTGACGTGTCGGCGATGAAGACGTCTTCGCGCCCCTCGCCGTTGCACTCGCTGCAATCGAGGTTCGGTTCGGCGTTGTGCTTCCATCCGAACCCGCCCGTGCACTCGGGCAGCTTGACCCCCGAATTGATCGCAGCGTCGAACGCCTTCGCGTACTCGCGGGCGCTCCATTGGTACTCGCCGCCGATGCCCCAGCAATGACGGCAGTTGACGCGGCGCACGTTGACCACACGCGACGGGTCGGCCGTTGCCAGTTCGAGCCACTGCTGCAGCACGAACGCGGCTTCAACGTTCGCGAGCTTGCTCACGCGCTCTTGCTCGGCCTGCACCATCGCTTGCACTCTTGGATCGGCTAAGAGCGCAACGGCCTGTTCGCCCGCGCTGTTCACGCTGTACCCAGCGCGGATAGCCGCTTGCGTTCCGTTGCGATCCTTCGCGTATTCCTCGACGAACCGAGGCACCCGCTTCGATTTGATTGGTTCCATGATGGCAGGATCATAGCTCACGACTGGCACCCACAAAGCCGGTTAGCGTACCCGGCCTGTCGGGTAGACTTTTTCCCTTATAAATCAATCACTTATCTCTCTTTACCCAAATACCCATAAATAATTGATATCCCCATAGAGCGGATGACGTTGCATGTGATAGGATCACATCACACATCACATGCCATCCAATTCTAAGGGCAACTCAAACCCGTTTTGGGTACGCCATTCCGGGTAAAATCAAATGCAAAATCACATGCCATCGCGCAAAAAAGCCGCTGAAAGCGGTCTTCCGCGCTACTTTACGGGTGTTCCTTGCAAGAACGGCCACGTCGCCGAACGCTTCACATCGAGCGGCAACTGCATTGCTTGCAACAACGAAGCGCGCAAAAGCTACGTCACGCGAACGAAGCAAGCGGCCAACGTTCGGAAACAAGGACTCTTCTTCCACCAACTCGACGCCGAAGACTTCGCCGCAGCCCGTGCCTACTGCCAAGCCTTGAACATGGCTCGGGGTCGCATCCCATGGTCGCCCGACGAGTCTGCCCCCGTCGTGGTGCCGATCAACATCGACGCCGAACGTCGACGCATCCTCGGGGCCGCCGCCGACATGGCGAGCGACACCTTCGCCGACCCTGCCGGGCAAATTCCATGGAACCGCAAATGAACACCGACACCCCCGACCACGTCGCCGCCCGGACGGCGCTTCATCGGGTCGAGCAGACCCACCCTGATCACCCGTTCGTGGTTGCCGCCCGCGAACTGATCGACAACCCGTCGCAGAAGGCGCAGAGCGACCTCGGCGCGCTCGTGTGGGACTACGCCGGGCACCATCCCGAAGAGCCGACCGCGCGCCGCCTTCTGGCAGCGTGTCGTCTCGTGTACTACGCAAGCGTTCTGCACAACGGCTCGAAAGCGAAACGGCATCACCGAGGTGCGTACAACAACGCGTTGCGCGACATGCTCAAGCCATGACGACGCCCACCCTCACCCCGACCCGCGTCGCCGCGCTGCAGTTGCTGGCCCGCCACCCCGGGGGCTACTTCGCGACCGGCGTCACCTACGAAGTCGCACCGCGGCCAGGATCGGCCTACGGCTGGACGGCGCAGGGTGCGGCCCGCATGTCCGGGCGCATCTTGAAGGCGATGGAGCGCGCCGGCTGGGTGCGCGTTGATCGCGACCGGATGGCCCACATCACCGAGGCCGGTCGAAAGGTACTTGACAACGCCGTCAAGTGACACATAAACTCGGCGCCACCATCCACCCACCGAGGCCCACATGCCCGCGAAACACACGAACCACATGAAGGCGACCGTCTGGACGCCCACGATGCGCAGCGACGTCGAGGGCACGCCCGACGGCGTCATC